AAGTCGCTAATTGGGATGTTTACGGGTGGTGTTAAACCCCTAAACATTGATGACCAAATTAAACTTGACCAAAACGAAATAGCCAAGCTCCAAGCCATTGCCAGTTTAGATAACCCTTATGGACAACCATCCCAATGGGTCGTGGATTTAAGAGCATCTAGTCGGTACCTTGGCGCGTTGTTTGTTATACTGGTGGGCATCGGCTCACTGTTCTTGCCCGTAGCACCCGAGATTCAGCGTATTGGCGTAGAGGCTGCCAATATTGCGTTTGGATTTTTATTTGGAACCCGCATTATGGCTAACCTAAAGAAATGATATGAACCAAACCTACCTAATAATTAACGAGTCCACCAACTTTGTGGACGACGTAGTAAGCGCAGACGAGACATGGCAGCCACCCGCTGGCCACATCGCCGTCCCACAAGACACCACCGTCGCCATCGACTGGGTGCTAAACGACGAAGACACTTGGGTGCAGGCCGAGGTCGTCGGAGCGGGCAAGCAAGACTTTACCTGGGACAGCGCCACACAAAAGCTGACCACCAACCGACCACCCCCACTGCCACGGAAAGTTTAGTATATGGATCTCCAAAATGTGATTAACTTTCTGCTGCCGGTTATCTGCGCGGTACTGGGCTGGTTCTGTCGGGAGCTGTGGACGGCCGTACAAGAGCTCAAAGAAGACCTAGCAAAACTCAGAGCAGAACTACCAACCCACTACGTTAGCAAAGATGATTTTAATGACCGTTGGTACGAGGTGCTCAAGGCATTGCACCGAATCGAAGATAAACTCGACCAAAAAGTTGATAAGTAAACCTATCTGATTGCTGGAGGTAGTTATGAAAAAGCTAATCATAGCGGGATGGGTTGTGCTTGTCCTGCTCACAATTCACGTAACAAATCGATACACGCACATTGAGGAAGACCTTATGGCAATAGCCCAGTCAACTTTAGACATGATCACCAAGGAAGAGGGATTTAGGACTAAGGCCTACCCAGACTCTAAGGGACTGCTCACCATCGGCGTGGGTCATTTAATCAAGCCAGACGAGCCACACCTAAAGTCAACCGAGCTAACCCACGAACAGGTCATGGAGCTCCTTAGAAGCGATTTAAAGTGGTGTAGCGAGGCCGTAGAGAAGGCGGTGAAGGTACCCCTTACCCAGCCTCAATACGACGCCTTGTACAGCCTGTGCTTTAACATAGGCGAGACCAACTTTAGGAAGTCTACCGTAGTCAGAAGGCTAAACATGGGAGACTACAAGGGCGCGGCGGACGCCATCCTAATGTGGAACAAACCGGCCGTATTAGAAAAGCGCCGGCAACGAGAAAGAACATTATTTTTATCAGGTATTTAGGGCGTAAAACCGCTATTTTTTGCATTAGTAGATATAAGGGCTGATCTCCCTTTTAACAATTAAACCTCGAGGACTATTATGGACGGATTTAAAAAAACACCTAAAGGCACCCCTTGCTTTAAAGAAGGTGGCGCTGTATATAAATCACGTCATTCTGAAAAATCAGAGATGAGTGAAGACGTTGCCCAAGATAAAAAGATTATTAAAAAAGCATTTGCTATGCACGACAAGCAAGAGCACAAAGGTGAAAAGACGGACCTATCTAAGTTACGTAAAGGCGGACGTTTAAAGAAATGCGACGGTGGTAATGTTCGTAAATATAAAGCCGGCGGTGAAGTTACTAATGTATATGAAGCTAAAAAAGCTTCTGGCGATTTAGACAACATTAAAAAAGTAAAAAACATCAAGCCAACTAAGGCAGCGGCCCCATCAAAAGCAACGGTAATCCCAAAGAATACACCTGCAGCATTTAAAAAAGGTAGTAAAGTTAAAAAATACAGTGGTGCAGACGGCAGTTATGTAACTTCACCCGCCCCCGGACCAACAAATCCTGCTGCAATGCAAGATCAATTAGACACTGAAGCTAATGAGGCCACTCGTAATTTAGTTCTTGGGCCGGCCCGTGCAATTGGTGATACGTTAAAAGGTGTTACAAGTTTTGAGCAAGCTAAAAAGAAAAAAATGCGGGATCTTGCAACTAAATACGGAGCAAACGCTGGCGCCCAAATGACAGGAAATGAAGTTCAAAAATTAACAACTCCTAACCCAGTGATGCCAGGACAAAAACGTGGCGGTAAGGTTTGTAAATAATGCCAATCAAATCTAAAGCACAATTAGGCGCAATGTATGCCGCTGCTGAAGGTAAATCAACCCTTGGAATTCCTAAAAAAGTTGGTAAAGAGTTTGTTAAAGCGGGCAAAGCAAAACCAAACCTTCCTCAAAAAGTAAATAAGCGAGCCTCTGGCCGCGGGAGATAACCTTGGCGTATTCTAATACCACTGGTCAGACGACTATTAATGTCGATCAGTTAATTTCGTATGCTTATCGTGATGCTGGTAAAACGGCAGAAGAGATGACGCCCGAGTATGTCAACGCTGGCAGACAAGCGCTATTCTATAATTTACAAAACTTATCAAACCTTGGCGTTAACCTATGGCTGTTAGAAAATCAGTTATACGGTGCGCTAACGGCACAACAACAATTAGTCTTACCAAAGACCACCATCGACGTTAGGGAAGCAAACTGGGTGTATGTAATTAATACTCAGGCATCTGAATACCTTCCAATTGACAACCCAGACTCCCCCGCAGCATTTGACTTAAACCTAGACACCCCCGCCATTTCAACTAGTGGTGAGAATTATTTTGGCTTATCCTATCAGCAAAAACAAAGTGTGTACTACGTTGGATTTAATGCCTACTCAGCAAGTGGTTCGGTAACCTACAACTTTGCTTATGAGTACAGTGACGATGGTATTACATGGAAGTTAAAACAACAACTGCCAGAGACAACCCTAGTTGACAGGCAGTGGGCGTACTTTAACATTGCCATTACCGAGCCACACATGTTCTACCGCTTGCGTGAGACTGTGGCACCAACCTTTGAAGTGCGTGAGATTGTATTTTCAACTAGCCAACAAGTTATTCCACTGTCTCGTTTAAACCGTGACGACTACTGGAACTTACCCAACAAACAGTTCCCAAGTCAACGCTCTTTGCAGTACTGGTACGATCGTCAAATTGAACCATCGATGTATCTATGGCCCGTGCCTAACAATGACTTTCAAATGTTTCAACTAATTGTTGAAAAGCAAATGGAAGACGTTGGATCATTAACTAATGAAATTTATGTGCCAGATCGTTGGATTGCATCAATTCAGGCCAGTTTGTCACATAAATTATCTATGCAATTACAAGGCGTTGATTTAGCACGTATTCAATATCTTGAACTTCAAGCTGAAAAATTGTTTTTGCAAGCTAGTCAAGAAGATCGTGATAAGTCCCCTATTTATTTCCAACCTAATATAAGTTACTACACACGATGACCAGTGCATATGTGATGACCTACGACAACCTTGTAGCTGATGTAATCAACTACATGGAGCGTAATGACGATCAATTTGTGGCGCAGATCCCAAATCTAATTGGTTTGGCAGAGTCTGCCATTGCCGCAGAGTTAAAGACATACTTACAGTTAACCGTAGTTGAAACTTCAATTGCAGAAAATCAGGTGGTACTAGCTAAACCAGCCCGTTGGCGCAAGACTGTGTCGATGAAAACAAATGGCAAACCTATGCTGTTGCGTGGTCAGGACTACGTGTCACAATACCAATCAGAAGCAGACAATGGATTGCCACTATACTACGCCGACTATGATTATAATAATTGGGCGTTTGCTCCAAAGCCAAACCAAGAGTATCCCGTAGAAATTATTTACTACAGTGAAATTCAACCATTAGATTCGTCTAACCAACAAAATTTATTTACAAGAGAAGCACCTCAAGCCATGTTATTTGGTACGCTACTACAGGCACAAGGCTACTTAAAGGCATTAGACAAACTGCCAGTGTGGAAACAATACTACACCGACTGTATTGCATCGCTTAAAAAAGAGGACGATTCTCGTCGTATCGATCGCAACGTTACGGTTCAGGAACCTTAATCTATGTCTACATTTACCTCGCCGTTTACTGGCAACGTCATACAACCAACCGACGTATCATACTACGCACTGTCGTTTAGTGAAAACACTGATCTGTACTGGCCTACGGTAGTTAATCCTACTCAAGTACCAGCGGCTCGTATTATGGACTGTGTTGCCTCTACTACGGACTTGGTTATTTCTTTACCAGATGCTTTGCAAGGCGCCGTTGGGACTGACATTTTATTTAGAAACCTTGGTGCAAATGAATTTACCATTGTTGATGCAGAAGGAGGACAATCTCTTTCTGTGCCCGTTGGTATTTCTAAGTATGTTTATTTAACTGATAACTCTAGCGTGGGTGGCACGTGGGCCAATGTAACCTTTGCGGCGGGTACGTCTTACGCCGACGCAGTGACATTGCAAGGTGCTGGTCTAACCACTATCAGTGGCAAGTTAGCTACCACTCAAAATATTATTGATGTAACATCGTCGCCGTTTAGCACATCCGATGCGGATAGAGCCGCAACATATTGTTGGAATGGCGGAGTAGGAACATTTAATTTACCTAACGCGGCATCATTATCGCAGGGTTGGTACAATGGTTTTAGAAACAACGGAACTGGTTCATTGACCATTACTCCAGTTTCTCCCGCAACCATTAACGGTCAAGCTTCATTAGTAGTTAATCCAAGCGCTTCGGGCTTTATTATATTTGACTCGTCTGTAGGTAATTTTATTACTGTTGGGTATGCCCCGCCAACCAATGTAACCTTTACAGCCGCAACCTATGACGTTGATACTATTCCTGGCAATACATTTAGCCTTGTAGCGTTTGCTCCAATTATTCAAACCTATATTGCACAAGCGGGTAGTAGAACAACCACGCTAACAGTTACATTACCACCCACTACGCAACTTTACATTTTGGTTAATAACACAAACCAAGCGGGTTATAATATTAACTTTGTGGTATCTGGCAGTGCACAACCACCTTTAGTTCTTGGAACTGGTGAGATTACTACGGTGTTGTGCGACGGTACTAATTTGTATCCATTAATTCAATCTTCTTCTACCACATTTTATGCGGTTGATGGACTGGCTGCGGCGCCATCGTTTTCGTTTATTTCAGATGCTACAACGGGCATGTACTTAGACAACAATGGCATTTTAGGTTTATCTGCAAACGCTACTGAAATGATTAGAATTGACAATTCAAATGCGCTATTGCCTAAAGTAAATGTCACTGGAACACTAACCGCTGATTTGATTAGTGGTGGGACATTCTAAATGGCTGCTGACAATCGTCAACAGGATTCGTCGCAATACACATCAATTTTTAGTCTGGCAATTAAGCCGGGTATAAAAAGAGACGGAACCCAATTTCAAAACGATCAGTATACCGCTGGTGTATGGTGTCGTTTTCAGCGTGGTGATCCTAAGAAAATAGGTGGGTACCGCACGCTGTTTACATCGTTTAGTGGTATTTATCGTGGCATGATCACACTGCCAAATAATGGTGTAAACTATATTTTTGCTGGAACTGAAAATACATTAGATGTATTTACAACGGGTGCTAACTTTGGTGTTGGTAGTGGTCCATTTAATGTAACCCCGCTACCTGGTATTTCCTACGCCAATGTAACTTCTAATACAACCACGCAAGTAGTTGTTACAGGGGATGCCACGGCGGTGTTTACGCCAGGTTCTGAAATTATTTTAACCCAATCTGGCACGCCTACTACATACACGATTACAACGTCTACTTTTGCCACGCCAGATACTACTATTGTTTTTACCCCTGCGGCTCCAGCGGGCACCATTACTAAAATTTGGTTAAATGGTTCGGCGTTTGTAGAAGACGAAAGAAATCTTTGGCAATTTGATGCACAATATAATCCGCAAGCTGGTGAACTATATTTTTTAGCGCACCCCGGTTTAAATTTAAACAACGTAGACAACGGCGTTGTATCGCAGGTATTAACTGGTAAAGTAACACCAGACGCAAATGATACGTACTACTTTACTGGATTGTCTGATAGTGAAGGCCAACAGCCAACATTTCAACCAATTAAAGTAGATGGCGGGGTTTGTGTATTGTATCCATTTATTTTTGCATACGGTTCACATGGCTTTATTGCCAATAACAATGTAGACTTAACTTTAAATGGATCGCTTACAAACAGTTTTTATGATTGGAATGGAACCTTTGCCAATCAAAATAATATGGCAAGTTCTAAGATTGTTAAAGGCGTTCCAATGCGTGGCGGTACTAACTCACCGTCGGGATTGTTTTGGGCTACAGACAGTTTAATTCGTGTGTCGTTTAATGCACAAGCCACACAGTTTTATTGGACGTACGATATTATTTCTAGCCAAATTTCTATCATGTCTTCTAGTTCAGTGGTTGAGATGGATGGTACATATTTTTGGATGGGTGTTGACCGTTTTTATCTGTACAATGGCGGTGTAAAAGTACTGCCAAATGATAAAAATGTAAACTGGTTGTTTAATAATATTAACTTCGCACAACGTCAAAAAGTTTGGGCAACCAAAGTCCCAAGGTATAATGAAATTTGGTTTTTTTACCCCCGTGGTGGTGCTACTGAGTGCACCGATGCAATTATTTACAATGTAAAAGATGATCTGTGGTATGATGCGGGTCAAGCTGTTGGTGCGCAACGCTCTTGTGGATTTACTACGGAGTTGTTTCCAACACCAGTTTGGATTGGCTGGAATTATGATACCTCAATTGCAAGTCCGTTAACGATTATAGAACCGCCTGCTGGTAAGCCAAGCCCAACATCAAAACAGTTTTATGTAAATGCTGATGTGGGTATTATTTTAAGTCCAGGATCTTACTTATCATTAAGTACTAACACGGCAACTCCGCCGACAATTTATCAGGTCGCCGCCAGTTTGTTTTATCCTCCGTTTTCTGGGTATTCATCGGGTGTTACATTAGTAACAACAACAGAAGATTTTGTAACAGGAACTGACGCTGGAACTTTAGTATTCCCGACAACAGGGGGCTACTCAATTTGGCAACATGAGTTTGGTATAAACCAAGTGACTTTGTCAACTGAATTGGCTGTGTATTCAAGCATTACCACCAGCGATATTAGTTGGCTAACGGGTAGCCCAAGCCAAGAAACATTGCAAGGTGTTAATCGTCGCATGCACCTAAGACGTGTTGAGCCAAACTTTTTACAATCTGGCACCATGTCGATGACAATACTAGGTCGTAAGTTTGCCTCTGGTCCATACGAAGAAACTTCTGGTCCGTTTTACTTTACACAAAACACGGGCAAGATTGACTTGCGTGTTGAGCACCGTTTGGTTCGGTTACAGTTTGTATCAAACGAAATCGGTGGTAACTATGAGATGGGTCGTAACTTAATTACGGCTGAGTTTGGAGATGAGCGGCCATGACATCTGAAGTATTTTTTCCGTTTAGTCCAGAGTACGCTACATGGGATGAGTGGAATGGCAACTTTCTTATTTACTACGCGCAAGAGCCAATTGCTCAGTTGCCAGAAATACAATGGCGTGATGTGGCGGCTCAGATTTCCGTAATGCCAACATTTGCCGCATACCCAGTCCCAGACTCCAGCGCATTTATAAACTGGCAAGACTGGGCAAGAGAAGTAACACAAATTATTAACGGCCCTAGCCATTAAACATGACACCATCTGAAATTATTACACAAGAAGCACAAAAAGTTGGCTACAACGCTGACGAGATGATGCGTAAAATTCATAAATTGGTTCAATCCAAGGCGGGCATTTTGCTACAAAAAAATGATACATTAATGTTAATTATTGCATTAACTAAATTTTCGGCAGAGGTTCATATATTTACTATAGATGATAAAAATAAATTAAAAGAATCAATGAAATACTTTGCTAAAAAATTAAAAAGTTCAAAAATAAATAAAGTTTATGGAACCGTTGAAAAACAACACAATCCTATTTTAGAGCAAGCATTTGATTTTTTAAATGATGCTGGTTTAAAGTTACAAAAATCCTCCCTTCCTGGGTATGACTGGATGTCAATTTTAGGAGGGGCTAAATAATGGGTTTGAGTTTGAAGAGTTTTAATCCTGTTAGGATTGTTAGTAATGCAGTTTCTAGTGTTAGCAATGCATTTTCTAGTGTTGGCAATGTACTAGCTAAGGTTGACCCAGGCCCCGCAATTGGCAATGTACTAGCTAAGGTTGACCCGGGCCCCGCAATTGGTAATGTTGGTGCTCAAATAGATAAAGCGGTTAACAACACCATACCAGGTGGGTGGATAACCGTTGGTGCGGTGGCTTTAATGATTGCCGCGCCCTATGCGGCGCCCTTTTTAGCTGAACTATCCGCAATTGACGCCGCAGCAGTTGCAACTGAGGCTGGCGTTGCTGATATGGCTGGTGCTAATATCACCGCCCAGTACATGGGGTACAGCAGTGCATCCGCAGCAATGAACGCTGGAGTAGCCGCTGAGGCATTAGGTTTACCCGCGGCAATGACCCCCGCAATGGCGGTTACTGCAACGGCCTCTGCGGCTGCATCCGCGGCCGCTCTTGCGCCCACGGCGGCGGGTTTAACTGTTGCGTATGGTGGCACGCCATCTGTTTTAAGCGCAATGGGAACGGGGTCTTTAATTGGCGGTGTTACGGGCGCGGGAGGAAACGCTTTAACGGGTCGTGATCCATTACAGGGAGCACTTAAAGGCGCTATAATGGGCGGGTTAACTGGCGGTGCCTTAGATAGTTTAGGTCAGTTAGGATTAAGTAAAGCCGCGTCTAGTGCTTTACTAGGAGCAACAAAAGCCGCCGCCGCTGGCGCTCCAATTCAAGACATAGTGCAAAATGCTGCAATAAATGCGGGATTGGGTGAGTTAGCTAAGGCCTCAAATCAGTATGTAAATCCAATCGTTACCGGTGCTGGAACCGGAGCTATTGGATCTGCAATTAAAGGCGGAGACCCTTTAACTGGTGGACTTATGGGCGCTGGTAGTACAGCGGCTGGGCAAGTACTTGATGAAACAAAAACACTGGCTGCACCATTAATAGGCAGGATGTCTTCAACGTCTGATGTTGCTGGAAGTCCTAGTGATATAAAAACGGTTGATATCGGTGGTAACATTGACCAACCAATTAGTGTAAATAGCGCATCTCAATTATTAACAGACGCCGCAGGAAAAGTATCAGAAAATATAGCTAATTACTGGCCAGAATACCAAAATTTAGAACAACAAATTAAAAATCTTGGATCAGAAAAAAGCACGGCATTTACAGAACTTTCTGAAAAACAAACCGAATATAACGCAGCATTAAAACCTTACGAACCGTATTATGATAAGGCAGTTGAGACGCACGACGCAGCTCAAAAACTAGCGGATCAAATAAATCCAATTCAAAAAACGTTTGATGAAAATAAAGCAAAATATGAAGCATCTAACGGAACCGATACAGCAGCATACAATGCCGCAATGGCCGCAAAGGCTCAACTAGAAACTTTAATACCTCAATTTAATACTGCAAACGCCGCTTCTAATACAGCAAACACTGAAGCTACAAAATATTATAATGATACTGTTAAACCTATCCAAGATAGTTTTAAAACAGCGTATGCAGCATACCAAAATGTTGACACACAATATGCTACGGCTGTAAAAAATTTAGATCCTATTGCAGAAAAATTAACTTCGTATGTTACGGCGTTAAATCAAATTGCAAGCGGTAAATTGCCAACCACCAATTTTGCCGCTGGGGAATTATCTACGGAAACGCCAACAATTTCTAGGCAACAGGCGGAGTTGCAAGTTGAACAAGAACGCCCTGATGTGTTAAACAATACCGTTCCGCTGCAAAATGAAAAAGGTGAAATAGCGTATCTCAATCCTGAAACTAATACACTTTATAACTTAGACGGATCTGTAAACGAAACTGCAACGGCTGAATGGAATGCACAAAACACTAACACTGGCACAACGTATGAGCCAACGGCAGGCGCAAATGTTGAGCAAACACTTACAGGAGAAGTGAATCCAGTGACGGATGTTGGCGGCGATAGTACAAGTCCTATTGTGCCAGTAAGCAACGAACCGCCCCCTACGTATACTAAGGATATGTTAGATGAGGCATTAAAAAATGGTGAAATTACTCAAGAAGAATACAATTCATTATTAAATCAAGTTGAGCCTACACCTCCAACTGAAACTCAGCCTAGTACAGAAGATATTGTAAATCAAATAATTAATGATAACACGCCGACTAAAGAACCCGTAACGCAAACGCCAACGCCAACGCCTGTAGAGCCAGTACCTACACCTGTGGGGCCAGTACCTACAACTGTAGAGCCAGTACCTACACCTGTGGGGCCAGTACCTACACCTGTAGAGCCAGTACCTACAACTGTAGAGCCAGTACCTACACCTGTAGGGCCAGTACCTACAACTGTAGAACCAGTACCTACAACTGTAGAGCCA